AGGTACGCTGGGTAACTCTCTTTGCAACAACTGTTCTCCAGTTATCATTTCAACTTTTATTTTGTACATGAACTGTTCCATATTCTTAGAGTTGATCATATGCAAGGTTTTGCCCACCTCTAACTGTACTTTTCTGTTCTTCCATAAGATCTTTATACGCTCCTTTGAATGAACCACGAATTTGCTCAAATTTTGCTGCAGCATTGACAATTGCTGTGATATTACCATCGCGACCATGGTTAATGGCGGTATGTTCCATGTAATATGCAAGACGATCCAACATTGACTTGAGGCCCATGTAAGCCCTATACGTAGGTGTTTCATAAAGCTTTTTGCAAAACTCCAAAGCAATATATATATCTTCATCCTCAGTAGAAAATTCTGCTTGTAACTGAGTAAGTATAAGTTCTTCTTTTTCATGTTCACGTACATCAAAAAATGGATTAACATCTGGATTAGGGCAAGTCATATAAAAAAGATACTGGTATATTTTGAGATACTCATCAGGGTAATTATCCATAATATCTTTCAATGCTTTAAGTGTGTAACAGTGTTCAGTTGGTACTATTACACTGTTTTGTATGTCAAATAACTTAATCATTATTCTTGTTTTTTGAAAAGTTTAATATGTCCTGTTTGTTGTCCTTAAGATACTGAAAAATTGCCATAATCTCTTCTTTAAGATAAGGTAATTCATATTGAACAACTTCTTTCACAATAGGATCACCTTGTTCAGTGCGACTTACAATTGGATAGTCATATTGATCTACACCATCTGTTTCAAATATAATGTGATGTAATACCAAATTTCCAGGTTTTAGTGAAGGATTGTGTTTTTGTATCATGTACATGTATGCTGATAACTGTAATGCATAATGAAAATAATTACAGTCATCTAAGTGAGATACAGGGTGATTCATTTTCTGAGAAACTCCTTCCCAGTTTACAAAAGATTGTGTTTTAATTTCTTTGTTGGTCTTGTAGTCTGTGATATGAATTAAACCATGAGCAATCTCTACCAAGTCTGATTGACCACAAATTCCTACTGAACGTAGAAATACAAGATGCTCTGGATATATACCAGAAAGCAACTTCTGTGAGGATGCGACCTTGTAACCTTTTTCATTAACAATTGGCTTAATTACAGCCAGTGTAGCGTTGTGACGATTGATAGTATCACATGATACTAAATCTTTTTCACGTTGATCATGATACCATGTTCCTAAATCTGTAGCACGTTTTGCCTCAGACTTCCAAATCTCTTGGATTTTTTCTGGTGTTAGACCTTTCCACTTCTTACTTGATTTTGAACTCTTTTTTGATATTGCTTTTGCATCAAATGGTTGCTTAAAATAAGAAATCAGTGTGGTGACACTAATCCAATCTATCTGGTCGTTTGGGTCAAGTGACACATATTTATGATTCTCTGGTACAAATGATAACATTCTTAGTCTTTTATACTGTTAATAATAGCCTCTTCCTCATCTTCAGATATAATTGCATCCCACTTACCTTTAGGGCATGAAGATGATAGTGAGCGTGTTTTGAAAGATAGTTTGCAACCACATTCTCCACAACATGGTTGTGTGCCAGGCATATAACACTTAGCACCTTCTTTATCTATAAAAAAGCAATCTTCACAAATTGCCATTCTTGATGCTGCAATATCCTCAATGTGTTCTTGTTTGAATATACTATTCTTTACACCTTCAAGGATTTTACCTTTTTCTTTCCACAATGTTATTAAGTTCATAATTTGTTTTTTTTGTAGATTAACTTTTCTTCTTGTTTTGACAACTTTTGTTTGTCACTCTTGTCAAGTTCTTCCAATGCCTTTTCATATCTTGTGATATTATGCTTTAAATCCATAATTGATTTAAACTCAGACATGTTTGGTTGAACTATAGCCTCATACTTTGCTAATGATTTCCTGTATGCATCAAGTTTTTTTTCTAACGCGTTACGTTTAATGTGGAATATACCTAAGTTTTGTACTGTAATATTAGGAAATTCCAAATTACTAAGCATCCTTTGTATAGAACTATAATAACAAGATACTACTTCATCTACAGTCTCAGCTGACAAATTTAATCTTTCTGCAACTTTTTCAGAAATCTGTTTACGCTTTATTGGTCTCAAGTGCTAAAAATTTATAGTCTAAAAGAACATTGCCAGATTTAAGTACAGGCACAGACATAGCAATCTGTATAGTTTTTTTGAAACTATCTGATTTTTTTATCAGCCCACGCTTCTCCAGCTTGGTCAATTTATTACGCACATTCTGTGACCTTACTCCAAATTCTTCTGGTGCTATATCAGGATGTGTCTTCTTAACTGTATCATTACAAAATTTTGTCAAGTCAACAGGTCCTTCTATGGCCAAAAGCGTAAGTAATTCTAAGTCAGTGTCAATAAGATTCTCTTTTTTAAAAAATACAAACTCAGTTATGACCTGATATTTAACCAGGTCATAATGAGTCAATCTGTACTTTTTTTCAATTTTAGTTACTTCCATTTTCTGCAAGTGTGAGTTTTTCGTTTTTGTGTTTTACAGTTACCATTCCAGCATGATCGTTTAAAACACGTGGTATGATTGTTCTATATTTTACTGTATCATCTTCTTCTAAGAATTCAGCAATGATTGCGTTTGGTACTGTAGTTAATGCTTCACCAATACTGTATGAACCATCAGGATTTCTTTGCTGTGTTGTAACCTGTACTACCACAGAGTCTCCAGCAGGCATAGCTTTGGTAGATTTCATCCATCCTTCAGCTTCACTTGATGCTTTGCTGATTAGTCTAAACGTATCGCCATCACCCCAAAACTTGATATCCTTTACATTCTTCTTAGCTCCATTTGCTGTTGTGTTGTGAAGCGATTTTGTAACAGTAGGCTCGCCTTCATCATAAGTCAACGCAAAGATGCTTGGCTTACAAGGATAAAATTCTCCTTTAACACCCTTAATGATGTAATCACCGATAGATGCAATCATTGAACCTTCAAGCGTTTGAATTCTTAGTTCATCCCCATTCATATAGGATTTGTCACAAAAATCAAATAACTCTTTTCTATTTTCACCTGTCCACTGTAATGCTTCAACAGTTACAGGTTTTTTAGTGTACTTTTTCATAACGTTTTTTCTTCTGGTTTTAATTGTTGATATGCTTTTAAAATTGCCAAGTAATTTATGGCGTCATCAATGGTGTCAAAAATTGATTCATCTTTAACCATGGCTTCTTTGTCAAGTAATGTAGAAATTCTTGTCATTTTATCCATGAGCCTAACAAGGATTCCTTTTTGCACGGTAACACCTGCAATGGTGCTATTTCTAAAGTTTGCAAAAGGGTCATTGTTAGTACCACCATAGTCATTGTTTTTTCTGATTGCTGTGTTAATGCAATCATCAAACGTACTCACCATTGAAGTAATCAATGGATTGGGAGTAAGTGCTTGTGATTCTTCTTCTTGTATAAACATGTTCTTCTGTTTTATTTCAATGTTGATGCTGAAGTATATACAGCAGGTTCATTGAAAAAGTGATTAATATTTGCCAAATTACCCAAATCAGGACCACTGTTTACCAGTGGGTTAAAGTTAGAACCTCTGTAATGTATGTCGTTTATTGGTTTTGTTACAGGTAAGTCATTAACAGTGGCCCCTACTAAAAAGGGCGCACTGCAATTTCTACTTGGTCTAACTGATCTTTGTATTCCTCTGGGATTGTCACAGCAGCACTCATCATTACTGATTGTTGATCTACAGCAAGAACTGTTGTCATATCAGTAATAATTTTTGCTTTCTTACCATCACTCTTTTCTTTTTCTGTTGGATGCCAAATAACAGCATACTGGAATAATCTACTTTTACTCATGACTAATTATTTAAAAGTTACTACTTTGACCACATTCATCTGAGCATTGATAATCTCACCAATAGCATGATTCATTAAGAACTCTCTGTCTGCTGTAAGAGTTCCATGTTGTATACTATCTTCACGATGTTTTTCAATCACATCAATCAAGTATGCGCATGCACGCTTGACTGTATCCACCTCACTGTTACCAGATGGGTTGAATGTAATTCCTACTAATCTTTCTCCACGACTCTGTGTAGAGATTTTTGACATATCAACCTTCTCTTCGTTGACAATTGTTGGTTCTGTTAGAACTGGTTTTTTTTCTTCTGTACTCATATTACTTGGTTTTTAAAAATTGAACAATTACTTTGGAGAACTCACTAATGCAGTTCTGAAATTCTTTGTGATCCATAAAGAACTTGTAGTTACCTTCAACTGAATGGTCATCATATCTCACGCAAAATTGCACATAGATCATCTCCATTATTTCATGGCATATAACTGACCACACATAATTTGGATCTGAATGAAGGTATTTGGTTCCTATTGTCAGATTAGATTCTGAACCATTAAAAGAACCACCACCTGTTTCACTATCAACAAATACATTGTAGGAGTTATTACCAACGGTTACGTACTCTGGAAATACAATATCTTCAGCAGTAAGTCTTACCATACAATAGAAATTTCATATTCTAGAATCATGATCTTAGTGTCACCCTCAACAGGCACACGTTCTGCATTTTGCAAAGTGGCAACAGATACATATACTTTGTCACCTGGCTTAACAAGTGTTACATCATCACCAACCATGGCAACTTCTAACCCTGTCCACTTTTCAATCATTTTCATTTCAAGCTCACGCTCTGTTTCTGGAGTCAACTCAATAACTGACTCTGGTCTTTTTGGTGCATTAAGCAAAATGCGTTTTCCAACTAGCTTCATAATTTAAACTTTTAAGATTTATTGTTTTCTGGTGATTCTTCTTCTTCATCATCCATTATATTGTTACTTGCAGTCTTGATGTTTGCAATCATAATTACATGTTGCAATCTTTGAGACTCATAACGCACAGCACGCTCTTGTTGCTCTGCTAGATCAGCGCGTAGCGTAGCTAACTCAATCTGATCTTTGTACCATGCTACTACCTCTTCGCGTGATACTTCTTCTTTTGTTTCTTCTGCCATAAATATGTTATTAATGTTTTGACAAATATACTCAAAAGTTTAAACTTGACAAATTTATATTACATTTGCCAAAACTTTTATTATGTATGTGTCACGAGATTTAGAATGGACAGTCCTTCAAGAACTTTGTAGAAAACTAGAATCTTTAGATACTCATCCAGATGACACACTTTTAATGGTAATAAGTCCAGACTATAGTGCGACAGTAGGAATGCATGTTGCGCATCATTTAAGTAAGGATGGTGAAATGCTTGACATGATATATGTTGATGTTCCATATCCTGATGAAGATGCAACAGAATATCAGAGAAACTTTCTATCCCAAGCAAATGAGTCAGGAATAAAACGCCTTCACTACTACAAGAACGTTATCCTAATAGAAGCAGGAGTAATAACAGGTGGAAACTACACATGGCTAACACAATGCTTAGACGTAGCAGGAATCACCTATAAAACTGCTGCACTATTTGAAAACATAGATAGCAAATACAAATCCAACGTGGTTGGCAGATACTACAAAGAATCTGATCGCCAACTTGAATTCTACTGGGAGAAACCCAACAAGCACTGGTAAATCAAAAATTTTCTGAGGAAGAGAATGTGAGTACTGTCTATTGAAACCACCCCCGCCCAGCCCCAGCAGCACCACACCCCCCATGAAGTCCAGGACAACAACTCAGTGTTATGTATCAAACATACTACATTGCAGGAGTTCAAATCATTGCAAAGTCTCTGCAGGAAGCCTACGCTTACTACAGAACATACTGCAAGTGATTTCAAAGACGTGGTGGGATGCCACGTGCCTGCGCAGGACGAAGCACAGGGAGACTAACAATCTCTCTGTGTTTTCTATTTAACCTGTTGTCCAACACACATTGCCTTGCTGGTGCACCACACCTCCCAAGATATTCAGGCTTTCGCGTTATGGCCTTGAGAATTATAACGCAACATTTTAACTTGAACCTTTTGGTGCTTAGGTCAACCATCCCACGATTATGGCAACAAACGCTGTAAACATCAAAGCGAATGCTAAAGGAGTATTCGTAAACGTGTATTCAACAAACAATGAGTTTGGATACATTGTCCTGGAAACCGTAGCAACCTCTTTTGAGAAAGGTTGGATACGTGATTCTAAACGCACATGCCTCATCAGAGGAACTGTGAAGAGTTTAGAAGAATTGGTCGCTGCAACCAAGTCACTTCCAGGACGCATTGCAGTTCGCGAGTATCTGGAGGATGAAATTCCTGCAGACATCGCGAAGGCCAATCTGCGCGATGACGTTTCATTTGAGGAAGCAATTGCTCCTTACTTGAAGCGCGCAGGTCAGGATGGCGTGAACCTCACCAAAGGGGGTAAGCGTATCGTGAGATTCACTGAGTATGATGCAGCGGGTATTACCCAAGACATCATCGTCTCTCACGATAACATCGCTGAGGTCGTTGCCTCCAAAGGGCAAGGTGCTAACGAGGATAAAGCACCATTCTAATGCGTAAGCAAATCCTCTTATACCTCTGGGCAGTGGTCTGCCTGGGGGTATTTAGCGGTGTCCTCATGTCAATGGGGTCACACATGCTTGAGGCAATTGGATTCATGTGCGCATTCTGGGCGTGCATGCTGATGCCAATGCTGAGCACAGAATAAATCCACCCATTGGGGAAAGACTGCACACACTATGCATAACTGGCTGGGGACACTCTGCCACACATTGCATAACGCTGTGCAGTTTTTTGTCCCCAACTTGGGGGGAGTGGAGTGCATAGGTAGGCATACGATACGCAGCAATTTTTTCCCCAAGGTGAGGATAGGCTAAAAGCCACCCTTGAGGAAAGGTGTACAACACGCTGATTTGTCCAACACCACAACCCCCAATGAATTCAGTATTAATTTAAAACTCTTGATGTATGAGTAATGTTAGAATCGTCCCTGGAAAGAAGGGCACAATCGTGACAGCGTACGAGACAAACGCTGATTTTGGTTATGTACAATTAGAGCAAAGTGCTATTGTAATGACCGCTGGATGGGTTCGCGAGGTTAAGCGCACTTGTCTTTTACGTGGTAAAACGGCAACCTTAGAGCAGTTTGTTAGCTCTTGTAAAGGTTTGCAAGTACCAGGTAAATTGGTTGCACTTGAGTACCTTGAATCTCAAGTACCTGCTGATATCGCGAAGGAGTTCCTACGTGATGACGTGTCCTATGAGGAGGCAATTGACAGTTATGTCAAGCGTGCTGGCGCTGATGGACCTGCGTTGACAGCAGGAGGAGAGCGTATCTTACGCTTTGTTAAGTGGGATACCGCTGATCAACTGCATGATGTGAATGTGATTCACGATAATCAAGCAGAGGTTAGCGCGTCCAAGTCGCTTAACAGCGGTAAAGGCTCGTTGCCTGGTGGTGAATAATAGTAACCACTTGATTTAGAGGAGGTGAGTGTGGGGGAGTAATCCCTCACCACACCTTTCTATGCACTTCAGTTTTTGTGTGATAAACAGATAGAATTGTGACACTATATGGCTATGCACACAATAGAATACAAACCTTCAAAACTTTTTTACCCATGGAAAGAGCACGTATGATTGCATACTTAGAACTTGATAGAGAACATACATTAGATAGTAGTTCTTTTATTAGTAGTAATGAATACAATATAGCATTAGGTACATTGTGTTCTCTTAACCCTGATGTTTTTGCTTCTGATTCTTTTAAAGAAAAGCACAAGATAGATTTCCGCGAGCTTGATTACATGTGTACTATGTATACCTTTGTACTTGATAAGCATCAGTATTTCTATTTCTCTTGTGTGAAGAATGTAGGATGGGAAGGAGATATTGACATTGACTCTCAGTGTTATGTCAAAGTGGATTATAGGACTATTGAGGAAGTACTTGCTAATATCAAGCAGTATATCCCTGAAATTACCTATTAAGATAAAGTATTGGCGTCTTTCCTTTAACCAGGCGTCTATCCAGTAAGTTGCTGGCGTTGGCTCACCATAACAGACAAGTGAGAATCCCTGGGTCTGTCTTGAAACATAGCAGAATGGGGGATACGGTCAGGGTGAGAACCTGACCATAAGTATACATTGTTGTTGCCCTCAGAGTTGAAATACTCATGGCGTATGCGTTAAGTTCCCTTGAGGAATTACTGAAACAACAGGTCAGCCTTCGTGACCATAGGATAAACCAGTGATGGTATAAAGTGATGTGTTGGTAACACATTGCGCAGAGAGTAATCTCTGTCTACTGAAAGGTACTATATTCCCTGTAGTATGGTGTGCTCGTGGCCTAACGGTTGATGCACAGTATTACAGAACTTCTGACAGGCAGGAGTTTGAGAGAGAAATCTCAATAGAAAGATGTAGTAGACATTATGTAGTAGAGGTCGCCAACCTTGAAGCGTATGTTAGTTTTTTGTAGTCTGTTGGTAGAAATACCGTGGACAATTACAATTAACAGTGATTAACCTTGGCAGGTGAAAGCAGAAAGAAGTTGTATCTAAACTACTCAAAAGGTAGCATGATACTATGCGCTTGGGCCACTTCTTTCATATTCCTGGACCGCTTAAAACTTTATTAAA